CCCGTGCCGTCCGCTACGATGATTTCGTTGGCCGTTCCCTGGATAGACCTGAAGGTAACGGCAGAAGGGCCTGTAAGGGCCAATAGACCCGTTCCTGAGGCGTTGGCCAGAGACAGGACATTCCCGGTCAGGGAGAAGATCGGATTGCCCGAAACTCCGTCACCGTTGGCGATGGACAGACCCGTGGTCGCCGAGGCTAGGGTTCTGCCCGTAACGGTGGTGGGACTGGTCTTGACCTGAATGCCGTTGTTCGACCCTGCAAGACTTGCAGCCGCACCTGTGAGGTTCAGGCGGAAGAAGGACAGCGAACCCCCATCGGTCAGGGTGAAGTTCGCGTCGGTCGAGAAGTACCGGCTGTTGGGAAGCGTCGGCTCGTTGTTGACCGTCAGAAAAGTCTGAGTCTGGGTCGGACTGTTGGCAATCGCCGCGGTCGTGGTCTTGTACGTCCCGCCGTTTTGAACGATCGGAACGAGTTCAGTGCCCGTTATTGGCCCCGCATCCGGGAGTTGGGTGATGGTTTGATTAGCCATTGGGTGTCACCGAAATTCCGTCGAGGTTACCGTTGTTCTCGGGCGTGTCTGTGTTGCCCTCGGTCGAGATGATGTAGTCACCATCATTGTCCGTCACGAGGTTGTTCGGGTCTAGTGCCACAGACACATCCGGGCGCGGGAAACGCAGGTTGATACGCTCGGTCTTCCGGGCAGGAAGCCGGTAGGGGTCTTTCTCGTCAGCACAGCCTTGCTGACACACCTTCAGGCCAGGGAAGTTGTGATCCGACATCTGCTCGTCCATAGGGCGCTTCATCTTGCATCTGTCGCAGATGAAGATCGCCAGTGAGGCGTTGCCGAAGGTGTCGAGAAAGACCGGCATATTTACTTCGTGTAAACGCTGATGTTCGGCGCGAAGTAGATCGGCGACTTGTCGCGCTCTTCTGCTTCTGCCAGAGCAAGGTACTTCTCGGCCTGCTGCTCCAGGTAAGTGACGCGAGCGATGTCCACTGCGGGCAGTTCCAGAGACATCTGGTGGGCAAGCATATTGACCACGGCCATGTACCACCGCTGAGGGATCTGTAACTCGTCCGTCAGGTCGCCCACGTTCATGATCTGCTTGGAGTACCAGACCGTCATCTGAACGAAGGGGTCAGAGGGCACTGGCCACAGGTAGATCTGCGGATCAGGAACCGTGCGGTTGAACCAGAACTGGTAGGGCTGATTGGCCGTGAAGTTCTTGTTGGGCAGGTTCGTGTAGTCGTCCCGGTTCAGGCGCGACATCGTGATCTCTTGGCTCATGTTGCCAACCCAGAACTCACGCAGAGCCAAGGTCGTGCCGCCGTAAGCCCGGACACGGTAATGCTGGACGCTCTGACCAGGATTGATGTCCGTCCAGATCCATTCGTTGTCCCTGACCGCAACAGCCCCCAGATCCTCCAAAGTGGACCAGGAAAGGCCGTCAGTGCTGTATTCCAGGGTCAGATTCCACGTTCCAGACCCGCCACCTGCGATGTAGGGCAGCAAACCGATCGATCCGGCGTAGATCGGGTTGTCCGTGCCGAAGTCGATGGAGATGTTGCCGTTGGCGGAGGTCTGTTGGCAGTAGGTTGCGGTGTTGGAGTCGCCCACAAAGGCCACCGTACCCCCTGCAGAGGTCGTGTAAGACCCATTTGGGCGCTGCATCGTGCGATACAGAGCGTTGAGAACGTCATTTGCACCCGTTGGAAGGGTGTAGATGTAGTTTTCGGGGGTCAGACCGAAGACTTTCTTCTCAATGGCCCAGTATTGGATGCCAATGTTGATCAGGTTCGTCAAAACGAAGCCAAGAGACTCCCGAGCACTCAAAACTTGCTCAGAAGTCAGTTCTTCGGCCAGTTTTCCGCACCTTCTGGCCCCGTGATCGATCAAAGTTTGGACGTTGTAGACCTGTCCGTAGGCGTCAGAGTAGGCCATGGAGTCTCCTTTAGAAGCCTGAGCACTTCCAACGCTTCATAGAAGCCCTTGCGCGGCTTCCAGGCTCACTTTTCTCGGCAATCGGACGCATCCGGGCGCAGAAAGAGTCCTTCCGAGCCCCTCCTTGAGGCTGCGGAGCCTTCAAATTGCTGCCCGTCTCGCGGTTGTACTTCTCCCGACCCTTTTGGGTCAGTCCTGCGCCTTGCGAGACCGGAAGTTTTTCACCTTTTCCCACAGAGAGAGAAGGGCCGCCTTTAGCCTTTGTAAGAGGGAGGTGACCATAAGAGCGTCCTTTCACGTTGGACTGCGTGTACTCAGCAGCAACTTTCGGGCTAATGCCAACTTTCTTGGCGAACTCGGGGTTGTGCTCCGCCGCCTTCATTAGCCTGAACTGGGCTTTTGACTTGGCGGGCATGATTAATCAGGGTTCTTAATGTAGATGCCTTCAAACTCAGCAGATACGTTTGAGGACCCGGCTGAGGCAACTGCCCTAATCTCAATGTCTGTCTTTTCAGGAAAGGCAACAGGTGTGTGCAGGTCAAGCACAAAGTCTCCGTTACCGGCGGTACGCGCAGAACTTTGTATTCTAAACACACCGTTAAGTGGGCGTTCAATCAACTGAAAGTTGGTCGATGCGTTTGCGGTTGAATTTGCAGATGAGTAGTAAACACCCATCAAATAGAAGGTATAACCGGCCGGTACTGTCCAGAACGCCATTTGTGTCTGGTTCGAGGTAAGTGCAATCATGCCGTAGACGGTTGCAGGTACGCCAGAGGTGACAGTGCCTGTACCGGCGTAGATAGTACCAGCGGCAGTTGCTCCAGAACCTGCTGTGGTCACATACATTCTAAGAATCCGCAAGTAACTGTTACCGGTGTTGACTGCGGTTTGTCCGTCAAGAATTACTGACTCGCTGATTTCATTGTAATTGGCGTCAAGTCCAAAAATAGCAATTGTCCTTGCGCCAGTTCCAGCAGAAGTATCGTCTGCGCTTGAACTGGAAATTTTCATTACAGTGGCAGAAGCGGGGTACACATATGTACCACCTTCAGCCCAAACAGTTTCGACTGATGTTCCTACGGCTCCGTTGATGCCAAATTTAAATAAGGCTTTGTGTCCATCAACTTGCCCACGGGCTACTTGCAGTTCAAATGGCTCGTAGGCACCTTGGCGGGTGGCAGAAGAATAAGTTCCCATGTGAACTCTCCACAATCAAAGAAAGCGAGGGCCGAAGCCCCCGCTCGTTTTCAGCACTTTACCGATCCGCCCCGCTTCTTGGAAGGGGTGACAGTTACAGACTTCTCAGTCTTGGTCACACTTCCAGAAGGAGCCTCCTTGCCCTTGAAGAGGCCTTTGGCCGCCTCAAACATCCGCTTTGGTGCGCCAAGGATGGCGTCACGCATCGCTTTGTTCTCAGCAGTCTCGGCCTTCTCGTAGTCGCGGAAAGCGCGTTCAGCATCGGCTTGCTTGATCGCAGATTGAGCCTCAGCAGGAATCTTCCCGCCTTCGGCCATCTTGACCTTGCCACCGTGCTTGAACGTCCCCGACTGGAGATTGTTCTTCACAGACTTGGAAACGGGCTTGGCCGGGTACGCGACGGGACGACCAGAGTCGTTAACACTGCCCCCCGCCGCGAAGGCTTTTTTTGCGGAGCCGCCTTTCTTGAAGCCGCCCGCATTGCCCTTCTTCACTTCACCCGTGGTGGTGTTGGTCACCCCAGGCTTGGAAGTCGAGACATTGCCTTCAACGCCGCCACCCTTGGCATAGCAAGCCTTGCCGCCCTTCTTGTAGCCACCGGCATTGCCCATCTTGACCTCGCCGGTCTTCTTGGGAGTGTGGTGTTCACCTTCAGCGGTGACCATCTTGGTCTTGACGTAGCCTTTTGCGCCACGCTCAGACTCGGACACCGGCAGGATGCCACTCTTAGGAACAGCGCCGCCTTCCTTGAAGCCGCCCTGACCCATCACGACGCCGCCGGTCTTCAGACCCTTGTGGGCCTTGGACGCAGGCATAGCAGCGTGCTTTTGCAGAGCGGTGTCGCCACCTTCCTTCATGCCCATCATCGCAGCGCGACGAGCG